TGAAGTGCGTGTTACAAGTGCGTGACCCCCAGGCTACACGGTTGTTACATAAAAATAATAGCATTTTAGCCGGGTTGTTACGCCCTGATGTGTAATAAATAACTTGACATGCCCCTTTTTTCGGGGTACTCTCTTGACTTGATGTCTGAAATATGGTATAATATATCTATTATAAAGACATAGATTATTGATTGTCTTTTAAATCATTAATTATCACATTCTAATTAAATTGATTAATTAGATGACTAACAATTCATTATTTATCATTACCATATATTAATATGGTTTGATAGGGTCGAGCTCTAACCTAAAAGCGGTTAGCTTTTTTGTCTGACAAAACCCCCACAAGAAGTGGGCCGAAATTTAGCTTGACATTTACCACTTATTATAGTATAATAGGTACGTAAAATAAATTACTTTGACTCTGGAGTTAACTTGGCTTATTTGTGTGTTAGTGATGGCAGGAGCGTTTCTACCAACAACAAAGGTAAAAAACTAACTCCAAAAATGCTAACCTTTATTGATGCGTACTTTGGTGAAGCCAATTTTAACGCCGTTAAAGCAATGGAACTTTCCGCCTATAAAAATTCAAACAAACTGGCCGCTTCTGAACACGCAAGCCAACTTCTCCAGCACCCTCTTGTTATTGCTGAAATTAAACGCCGTAACGACCTTCGCGCAGAACGAAGTGAAGTAAAGGCTGAGTATCTTATTGCCAAGCTCATGCAAATTATTGAGAAAGAGCAAGAGGACAATCCGCAGGCCGCCCTACGTGCTATCGAGCTGTGCGGTAAATCAATCGCCCTTTGGAAAGAGCGCCAAGAAATTTCGGGCGTTGACGGGGAAGCAATTAAACACGAACAACACGTAAAGGAAAGCGTTGCCAGTTTCACCAGCAGAATATCTCAGCTCGCTGAACGACAAGGATCGCAAAACGTTGTTAGCCTCCCTGTCCGAAGAGGAGATGGCGGAGCTTAAGTGGCACTGGGATTTCTGGGCCAGACCTAACCAAAAAGCCCCGCCGGGCACATGGAACACTTGGTTGGTTTTGGCGGGCCGAGGTTTTGGTAAAACAAGAATGGGCTCCGAGTGGATCAGACAAAATGTTTGTGGTCCAAGCCCACTTCAAGCAGCCCCAAATGCGCCCCGCAGAATTGCACTTGTTGCGGAAACTGCGGCGGACGCTCGTGACGTTATGGTCCTAGGCGACAGCGGTATACTTGCTTGTCATCCAAAAGACTACAGGCCAGAATGGTCGCCCACTAATCGCCGGCTTACCTGGCCAAATGGGGTGGAAGCTTGGGTCTACAACGCCACCGAACCAGACCAGTTACGCGGCCCCCAGCACCACTTAGCTTGGGTCGACGAGCTAGCTAAATTTCGGTACATGCAAGAAACGTGGGACCAACTACAATTTGGCCTACGTTTGGGAACACACCCTCAGGTTCTTGTTACAACAACCCCAAGGCCCGTCCCTCTAATTAAGCGGCTTATGTCTGACCAAGACACGGTGGTAACCCGAGGGGCGACTCTTGACAACCAATCTAACCTAGCGTCTAACACAGTCAAACAACTTTATGAACGGTACGGTGGCACCAGACTTGGCCGCCAAGAACTTGAAGGTGAAATACTCGGCGACATCCCAGGAGCCCTTTGGAACAGAGACAACATTGATTCCGATAGAGTTTGGGAGGTCCCTAAAGACCTAGAACGAGTTTACGTAGCGGTTGACCCCGCAGTTAGTAATAACGAAAACTCAGACGAACATGGTATAATTGTTGTCGGTCTTTGCCGGGACAAAGAGGGGTACCAACGGGGCTACGTCCTTGAGGACGGCACTATCCGGGGCAACCCAGAAGATTGGGCAAAAAAAGCAGTTAGCCTCTATAGATCTTGGTCCGCTGATAAAATTATCGCGGAAAAAAATCAAGGGGGCTTAATGGTCGAATCCACAATTAAAGCGGTGGACCGGTCAGTGCCAGTTGAACTTGTACACGCGTCTCGTGGTAAGGTTGTTAGAGCGGAACCAATATCAGCTCTTTACGAACAGCACCGAATTCACCATGTGGGGCAGTTCGATAAGCTTGAAGACCAAATGTGCATGTTTTCAATTGACAATGTGCGCAACCCTTCAAATGGGTCCCCTGACAGAGTTGACGCCTTGGTTTGGGGTCTTACCAAACTATTTGACAAAATAACTGGCAGACGCTTAATCTCAACAGTTACCGATAAAACTAAAATAGAAGAATACGCAATAGCTGACTACGTAAAAGATAGTCCCACAGGATGGATGGCTTAATGTTAGATAATCTCGTCCTTGGGACAATTCAAGATCACTTTCGTCGCGTCGATGAACGCATAGCCAAATTGGAGAAACATATGAGCCAACTAGACACTGACGTCCAAGCCCTTACTGCAAATGTTACCGCCCTTCAAACTGTAGTGGCGCAAGTTGTAACGACCCTTCAGGGTATCGCTAATGAGTCTGATGACGACGCCGCGGTGGCCGCCGCTAACGTTGCTCTTACTGCTATTAAGCAATCTCTAACCTCCGCGCTCCCCGCCACACCCGCCCCTGACCCCACGACAGTTGTGTCTGGCGGGACCGCAACGGTTACTGCGTAAAAGGTTAAAATTAGTTGGCTGCGTCCACAAACAGTAATATTGGTCCAGACGAAGACCTTTCTGAAAAACGTGCTAATCAGAAGCTCAAGACGCTTGACGTTCTTGATGTTCAGCCGGTTAAGAAGGGTTACGTCCCCGAGGGCTTTAAATCACAAGAAGCTTTTATCCGGGACATGCGTCAACAGTATCAAGACGACGTCAACTTTGATCAAATTAACCGTTACGAAGCTATTGACGATTTGCGGTTTGCTGCGGGAGAACAATGGGACACCAAAGTTCTTCTTCAGCGCAAAAACCTTCCTTGTTTGGTCATTAATACTATTCCTCAGTTTACCGCTCAATTGGTGGGTGATTGGCGGGAGTCTCGCAAAGCCATTAAGGTAGTTCCGTCTAACGCCGAAGACACCGACGTGGCGGACATAAGGGAAGACCTAGTCCGTAACATCGAAATGCAATCCAGAGCAGATCGGTCTTACGATCAGGCCTTTGAAAGCATGATCCAGTGCGGGGACGGTGCTTTTAAAGTTACAGTCGAATACGCTCGTGACGACGTGTTTGATCAGGACATTTTTATCCGCCCTATTGAAGATGTCCTTGCCACTGTCTGGGATCGCTTTTCTGTTGACCCCACCGGCCGCGACGCCCAACGTGTGTTTGTTGACGACCGTATCCCCAAGGATGAATTTACCCGAAAGTGGCCAAATGCTGCTGGTGGGTCTAATCTTATGGACGTGGACAAAATAGACCGCGTAACTTTGGCGGGCTGGGTTGACGAAGACGCGTACAGAGTTACCGAGTACTGGCGTATGATCGAACGTCAAAAAACTCTTGCTTTATTTGAAAACGGCAAGATGTACGAAATTGACGACGACAATATTCAAGACGTTTTGGAGCAAAATGGCACTCCGGTAAAAACCAGAGTTGTTTGGTGTCGTTACGCTCAAATGCACTATTGCACCGGCACTGAAATACTTGCTGGTCCGTTTGAGTACCGTATGAACAGACTTCCAATTATTAGGATGTCTGGCAGAATTGTTAACGTCGCTGGCCGCCGAGTCCGTTATGGACTTGTCCGATTTATGAAGGACCCCAGCCGCCTCAAGAACTTCTGGAGGTCAATCGCTGCTGAGCAATTAGGCTATGCGCCAAAAGCGCAATGGCTGGCCACTCAAAGTGCGGTTGAAGGCAGACAAGAGGCCTTTCGCAGGGCACACCTAACTCGTGACCCTTTGCTAATTGTTAACGACGAAGCTGTTATTGGGCAAAACATACAGCGCATCGAGCCGCCCCAGCCTCAAGCCGCGATATTCCAAGAGGTGGCAATGAACACCCAGGACATGAAAGACGTGTCCGGTATTCAAGACGCTAGCCTCGGAATGCGGTCTAACGAAACTTCTGGCAAAGCAATACTAAACCGCCAGCACGAAGGCGACATTGCTAGCCAAACTTACTATGACAACGCGGATGCCGCTTTGCTTGAAGCGGGTGACGTTATTAATCAGCTTATTCCCCTTATTTACGACGGTACCCGAATTGTTCGTCTGATCGGTAAAGACGAAAGCATAAAGTTTCAAAAACTTAACGACCCGTACGACCCAAAGAGTATTGACTTGGGGTCCGGCATGTTTGATGTGGCTTTGTCCACTGGAGCGTCGTACACTACCCGTCGCGTCGAAGCGGCTGACGCCATGATGAATGCTATTCAAGTTTGGCCTCAACTTATGTCAATTGCGGGGGATTTGGTCGTTAAGGCCCAAGATTGGCCCGGTGCGGACGAGCTTGCGGAACGTTTGCAAAAAACAGTGCCACCTCAATTCTTGTCTCCCGAGCAACAACAAGAAAACGGTGGGCCTCCGCCCGTACCGCCTGAAGTTGTTCAGCACATGCAACAGGCTTTGCAACAATTGCAGTCTGAAAATCAACAACTCAAGATGGACAAAACCATCGAATTTAAAAAGCTTGAGATTCAGTCTTACGAAGCGGAAACCAAACGCATATCCGCTCTTAATTCGGATCGTGGAACGGCGGATCAAATGGAGTACCAAGCGATTGCGCAGCTACTCAAGTCAAGCCAAGCTCTTGATGAGCACGACATTCAACGCAGACAAATGCTGCACCAAGAAACAATGGACCATGCTAACCTAGGCACCACTCACGCTCAGATGGCAATGGACCACAACCAATTCCAGCAGACTCAACAAACTGCTGAAAAAGCTCTTTCGCAGAAAGCTAGCCAACAAGCAACGCCCGCTAGCCCAAATCCTGCGCAAACCTAACGGCGTGCAATCGGTTGAAGGACCGCAAAACCTAATATGAGTGATACTGAAGTAACTACCGAAGTTCAGTTTGTTAACACGGACGACCTTGACGCCTTTTCTGATGGATTTTTTGGTCAAAACACATCGGAACCTAGCCCGACCAAGCTAGACAGCAATGAAGCTGTGGTGGAACAAGATGAGCGTGAGCCTGAAGTTGAAGA